TCATCTTGAGTGAGATTCAGTCGGTTGAGAATAGTCATACTTCAGAGAATAGTTTCAATCAAAGCACTATACAATTCATTCTGTAAATGAATTACACTTCCGATGTAAAAGTTATCTTCATAACATTCACCATCATCATCAAATTGCTCTACAACTTCAACTTCTTTATCAATAATTTTGTTGATTTTAGATTGGAGTTCAGAGAGAAGATAGATCTTTTGATTGTCGGTGAGATTAAGCATTTGAGTGTTGTTCATAATAATCAAAGTAGATTAAGTTCAGGAGCAGGTTCAACCTTAAAGTTACCAAATCGACCACAAGAGATAGAAACAGCATGAGAAGGGGCGCCGAGTTCATCAACAACATCCCAGAAATCTTTGCCCTCTTCGATTACAACATAACCGAAAGTTCCAGGATTTGAGAGTTGCTTACGTCCATTCTGTTTTGCATCATTTAGGTTAAAGAATCGCTCTTTACGATTCCACCAACCTAGACGTGCTACATCTTCACTTGGACCGAAAGAGATTGTGATAAAGTCAGACATTTGTGATTGTGTGCCTATACTACTGATGCACTTTCAGGGGCCCAGTAACTATCAGCAACTGAACATAAGTGCTCCGATACCTGCTCCAAAAATACCCCAAGAGTTACTTCTTTTGTTTCCATAAGAATAATTGTAACTACCAGAGTTACGATTGCGAGTATAGTTAGAATTGTAGTTGTATCCTGTTTGACCTGAGAGTGCAGTTGCTAAACCATAACCAACCGCAGCACCTGCGGCAGGATTACAAACTCGCTGACGATAGTATGGTTGTTGATTGTAGTATGGTTGCTGATTTACAACTACATTATTACCACAAGGAACACGATTACGAGTTCGATTTACATAACCACTCACATAGTTTCCATAGTTGTTATAGTAACCAGGAACGTATTGTTCCACATTCACATAACAATAGCTTTCACCATAAACATTCACTTGCTGTGCTTGAGTTGGTGCAACAAATGCAAATGGAAGTAAGAGTGAAAGAGTGAGTAGATGTTTCATTTTACCATTTACCTGTTTGAATAAGGATTTGGCGAATTTCGGTGTAGATGAAGCGACGAAGTTTATCATCTGTAGTATTATCAAACGCGAAATACAACCTATTTAAGTATTCAGATTGTGTTGCGCCAATACTACCATTTCCACCAAGTTCGTTGAGTGAAGACCCCGCGACAACTTTTGATTTTCCGAAGTTACCAGAAACGCGACCAGATGTACGCAGTTTAGGTTTAATCTTGGAGAGATTAGAGTAAGTCATTAATACTTTGATGGACGAAGTTTGAGTGTGTATAAGTCAATAACCATAACAGGTTCTTTTCTCATAAACTTCCTAATGTACTCTGCCCACTTATCAGTTGAGGCAGCACTTATCGGTTTTGGATAATGAAATCCAGAAGTTTTAATTGCACCTTCTATTGTTTGGTGATTGTTAAGTGATGGATTTTTATTCATCGTGGAAACACAAGATTGTATTTGGAGATTAGCAAATCACGCACACATTCACGATCAATACTATCACCAGCAAACTCATCTCCTTTCAGTTTAAGAATCTTGAGATGCGTAGAAGTTGCTTGTTTAATGAGTTTCAGAGTTGCACCCATAGGATACAATCCATCAGCACCATAGAAAGAGAGAACGTAATCGTAAAAGTCAGTCATCGTGCAATAATGTCCAAAGTTTCCAACATCATCAGGGCAAGTTCTACCTGATTTTCTTCATCAACCACAGGAATGTTAGAATCAACGAATTCCTGTGCAAGTTGATGCAAAAGTTCAGTCATTCTCACGTCAGCATAAGCAAAGGTTGCAAACTCAGATTTGAAACCATTACACAGAAGTCGCAGAGATTTAGTTACAGTCAGTTCGTTAATAGTGTCGTTCATTTCAGTAACCATCAGCGATGTCGTTGAGAATGTAGCGGGCAAACTTCATAAAATCGTATGAAGTTACAGTTTCAGTTTGACCGTGATCGAAACAATAACCATCAAGAATGTCGGTCTGATTGTAAGTATTCACGATGAGCAAGCAAGCATCATAAAGTGCAGCTTTGTGCTCCTCTTTAGAATGAAACTGGATTGCGTTGTAGGATGGAAGCATTTGTGGTTTGGTGGTGATACTACTGATGCACTTTGAGGGGCCCAGTTACCATTACCTAGCGTAAAGGTATGAACCAGACCAATCAGCATTTTCCAGCAACCATTCACGATCTTTGATCAATCGCAGATCATAACGAACACCTTTCGCAGGAGACTTGAATGATGCAGACTTATACACTTCTCCTGTATTCTTATCCACAAAAGCGTGAACGGAACGAGAACCATTTGCGCTCATAATAATTTTGTGATACTTTTTACCCGTCTCAGGATAGAACTCATAACCACAATTACCATTCTTCAGGTCTTCAATACATGCATCGTGATAAGCAACAGAAGTCTCATCTAAATCACGAAAGAGTGAGCGTTCGTGCATACGAATAGAGTAATCAATAAAGTTTTGACGCAACGCTTCACAGAGAGCATAAGTATGCCCAAGAACTGCATTTGCGATGTTATTCTTTGCTTCTTGTTGAGCAGAATAATCAGCGAGAGTGATAGTCATTTTCTTTGTTCTGATACTACTGATGCACTTTGAGGGGCCCAGTTACCAATTCTTGGCGATTGTGAAGTTAGCATGAGAGAATACTTCACGATCCACTACTTTAAGTGTCCCATACTTGTTGGAGATCACATAACCTTCGTGAAATGATTGCTCATCGTGAAGATAACATTCAATCTCATCTTCCTCATAGATGAACAAGAACAAATCATCCTTGATAGACTTCACAAGTTTCCAAAGCCTGATGAGGTTTGCATCACAATCACATTTTTCTGCAATTTCACACTCATCCACGACCTTTTGCTCACGGATGCAAGAGTTAATCTCTTTTTTGATTTGTGTTGCTTTCTTGTCGCTCACAAACTCACACAAAGTGCTCATTTGCTTTGCAAACTTACATACATCTTCCAAATCTTCACGATTAGGATTCAACGACACCTCAGGTTGCACAAACAAGCAATCTTTAGTGCTTACCAGTTTGCTCATCAAAGGAGAAGCAGATACGTTGCGAAGATCATCACCATCGCCATAGATTGTGTGTGGTGCAACAATAATCACCTGCTCTACGATTTCAGGAAACTTGTAAGTGAGCGTGTTGGGAGTATAACTACGCTGACCGCCAAGACCAATAAAATCACCTTGAATGATAGACTTTGTGCGAGGAAGATGATTAAAGCAAACGTGAAGAATGTCCGCAACTTTACCCTGATAGAGCGAAGCAATTTCTTTATGCGAGTGTGCAATCTTAATCTTTACCTTATTGAATACGGATTTAGTACCGACAAAGAACTTACCGTTAGCAGGATTAGTACCCCAAACAATAGCAGGAGCTCCATCCATTTTTACACTAATTGTACTGTCGGTTTCATAGAACCAATCAAGAACACTAAGATCACCCGTCAAGATACAATCTTCGGGATGTTCGAGATGTTTGTTTTGCATTTGCTTGGTCTTCATACTACTGATGCACTTTGAGGGGCCCAATAATTATCTCCTTTAAGCAAAAAAAGATTCTAAGAGAGTTTTATCGCTTCTAATGTCATCGGGTAATGTCTTCCAAATAGTTTTTTCAATAATGTCAAATCTAAGATTAAATGCTCCATTTGTGGATGGAAATGATACACTAGACCAGTCAATAGATTGCATCACTTGATCGAGAACTTTTTTATTGATGAGTGATACAATTCCATAACCTCTACGATGTGGTAAATCCTCAAAATGTGAATAGATTTTTATACAATTTTCACCAAAACAAGTAGATGGCAAATAATAGTCGCAAGTATAAAGATGCTTTTTATTTCTTGTGCTTCCAGGTGTACCACCATCAGATAGAGAATACAACTTGATTATTCCGCTCAAATTTATTTTCTCTTCTTCTACTTTGTGATTCTTAGCCCAGATCTGAAAAACAACATTGACTGAGACTGATTTGCCACCTGGATAGTAGAATCCAGAGTCAACGATTTCACTATGAATCAGATTCATACCTTTGACTCTTGATTTACAACTACCTTTTCCGTTACTATCAAACAACTGTGGTAGAATAAAGCATACAAAATCAGAGAACCGTGCAGCGTGATTGATGAACTTAAG